TGTTCTTTTTTCTTGTTGCGCCAAATCAACAACACGTTATCAACTTGGTCGCTGATTGAGCCACTGCCTTTTAGGTCTGACTTACTTGGCTTGACCTCTTCGTTTGCCAGCTTGCGAATGTGATGCACAAGATGGATGTGAACATTGTGGTCGCGGGCCAATGAAGTTAACTCATCAACAAAAGACTTCTGAGCGTTGTAATCGTCCTCGCCAGACACGCACTTCATGAGCGAGTCAATAAAAATGTGCTGGACACCTAACTCCATCGCGCTGTACCTAGCAACAGCGATGACCTGCTGGCTGGTTACAGTACCTTGTTGGTCGTACAACCACAACTTGCCGTAGTTGTAATCTTGAAACCTATCCAACAAATTTTTGATGTAAGTTGCTTTGTTAACGTAGCGTGGTGCATCAATGTTCTCACCAGCAAACTGGCGGAGCATTCGATAAAGCGTGCGCTTAGGCTTCATCTCAAACGAAGCAATCATTACCTTCTGGTCTTGCTTGATAAGGCCCAACGCAATCATTCCCGTAATCATGGACTTGCCACCGCCGTTACCACCAGCGTAAACAGTCACCTCACCTTGTCGGAATTGAAAACCTGCATGAGTTTTTGTCCACGGCATGGTCTGAGAAACTTGCGTCTCAGGATTGATAAGGTCTTCACGCATCTCATCAATAAAACCATCAGCACCACGAACTTTTTGCGCAACGTCGTTGGCCTTTAAATACTTCTCAAAGTCCACCTCATCAGGTTTGACAATTCGGATTCGCCGCGCCTCATCAAGTTCCTGCGCTCTTTTGTGTACGTCAGACATTTGCATACTTCACCGCCTCTTCAATTCGCTGTTGTGATAATTTCATTCGCTCTCTATCGCCTTCGCTCAATTTCTTGCCTTGACTCATGTCGTAGGCACAGATGGCAACCACCAAAGCCTCAAACGAGATGATTCGCATCAGGTCGCTGGCGTAGAACGCAGGCTTCATGCTCTTCTTGCCTTCGACTGGGTACTCGCGGCGCTTGTCGTCTGGTGGGAACAGGTCGGTCATGTCCATACCCAATGCCTGCACCACGCTCAACGTCTCGCACCCAGCAAAGCAGTGAAGCAATATTCGACCGTCCTCGTTCTCACGGATTGCCAGTGATGGCCCTTTGTCGTTGTGGGCGGGACAGCAAGCAGTCCAAGAGCCATTGCGACCCTTGACCTTGGTCAACATCCCCAGCATCCGCTCGACTGGGGTCATATCACCCTCCGACCGATTGCTGGCGTGCCTGCATCGTCTTCCCAACGACGTTGGTTGATGTACGTCAGGGGCGCTGGCTCAAAGCCCGTCGTCCACTGCTCGGTGACCTTCAGCGCGTTGACCTGAGCGATGATGACGTCGGCAACAGCATCGCATCCAGCCTTGGCCCATTTCTTCTGGCACTCGGACTTTGCGACCTTGCGTTTCGATGAAGGCCAACATTGCCAGAACTCGTCGAATCTCGACGATGTATTTATATTCTTCTTCTGTATCTGTATCTTCTTAGGGTTATCTTTCGGTTCCGTTTCGGTTTCCGATTCGGTTTTCTTCGGTCTGCCGCCACGCTTTCCGAGTTGTCGATTGTTCTCGACTTGATGTTGATACTTCGTTACTTCAGCATGGCAACGGTTGTTGAAATACCCTGTTTCGGTACGTTCAAAGAACTCACCCAAAACCGATTCGGTTATGTCCAAATCAAGACGAATCTTGCGGGCAACCGATTCGGTATCGAGTGGGATTTCTTTCTCGCTCATGTAGTAGAGGTCAAGCAGGCGTCGGTACGCCAAGTCCTCTGCATCACTCAAATGCACAGTGTGCGTGAGGTAGTCACCGATGTGGAATTTGTACCATATCATTTCGCTGTCTTTCCAAAAATGTCGGGCCGAAGTTCAGCCCTCTTCACTTTCCTACCTGTGTGCAACTCAATGTCGCGGGCTAGTTCGGGACTAGGCAGTTTTCGCCCCGTGACCACCAAAGAGAACCAAGTTTTGCTGACCCCTAACTTGCGGGCCAGCGCTATCTTTGTCCCCCTCGGCTTGTCTTTAAAAAATTCTTGAAGTGTCATCATATCCCTTTTTTGATTAATCTGATGTTACACCAAAAAAAAATACTGTGCAACGCCAGATTAAACATGATACACTACGACCTGTTTAACCTGAAAGCGAACCATGCACAACGAAAGTGAAATGCACCAACTTCAGATGGAAAGAATGCAAATGCTTGAGGAGGCTCTTGACAGAGCCAAGGCAGGCGTTGCTACCGAGGACGACTGGAACATCATCCGCAGTGAATGCGGGCTGTCCAAACGTCCAATTGTGACCCTAGAAACCGTATCAATCAGGAGCGAATAATGGCTTTAATAGCGAAAGAAAGTGGCGGAGGCGGTGGTGAATTTACCCCTGTCCCGCAGGGAATGCACCTTGCACGGTGCTATCGAGTCATTGACTTGGGAACCCAAAAAAGCGAATACCTTGGAACCGTAAAACACTTGCCAAAGGTGATGTTGCAGTTTGAGGTTCATGGCGAGGACGACGGAGGCAACCCCATCGTTACAGCCAAGGGCGAACCGATGTCTATCAGCAAGAACTTCACGCTCTCGCTGGCGGAGATGGCAACCCTGCGCAAAGACCTCCAAACGTGGCGTGGGCGCGAGTTCACCGCAGAGGAGTTGCGCGGCTTTGAGTTGAAGAACGTGCTGGGCGCGTGGGCGATGATTTCGGTCATCAAGGCTATGGGCAACAACGGCAAGGAATACACCAACATTGCCGCCATCATGTCTGTGCCACCTGCAATCAAGAAGGCGGGCATTCCTCAAGGCCACAACGAGTTGAAGATGTTCTCTATCGACGAGCCTGACATGGCGCTGTTTGACAGCTTCAGCAACGGCTTAAAGGAGAAAGTACAGAAGTCGCCAGAGTGGCAGGCACGCGGCGGAACACGCGCTCTAGCGCCCGCTACGACCCCTTCCAGCCGCTTTGACGACATGGATGATGACATCCCTTTCTAAAGGGGGGCTGTATGAGCGATACATCACACCACGGCGTAATTGTTCAATGCTTGCGGGAGTGCGGCCCCCTTGGAAAAGATGGGATTGCGCGTCAAACTGGACTGCTTGTCAACCAATGCTCAAGAGCGCTTCCCATGCTTGAGCGCAGTGGCTTGATACAGCAAACAGGGCGCACAGTCTTGTCCGACTCTCGCAGGCAAGAACGCGAATGGAGGGCTTGCAATGCAAGGTGATTTGTTCAACGAAAAACGCGCACTGTCTTTGCTCTTTGGTTCAAAAGCCAAAAGCAGAAGCCGTGACGCAAAAACCAGTTACGACGCTGGCGAAAAGGTGGACACGGCAAGGCTAGAGGGGATTGTTTATGAGGTCATCAAAAAGCACCCAGACGGATGCATCATGGATGACGTCATTGACGCCTTGCCGCACATTCGCGAACACAGTATTCAACCCCGATTTGCCCCACTAATTCGCAAAGGCTTTGTGTCAGATACAGGCGAAAAAAGAGTGGGCAAATCAGGAAGATTTCAACGAGTAATGAAAGCAGAGGAATAGCAAATGAGTCTTACAACCCCAGCGATTCGCGCCAGCGAGTCCAACCACTGGTACACCCGCGATGGTGCGCCGCAGTACACCGTGCCATCAAAGAAGGACGGCTCACCGCGTAACACCACTTTGCGTGACGCAAGAACCATGAACTTGGTTCCTAGCGTGACTACAATTTTGAATGTCGCGGCAAAACCCGCGCTGACAGCTTGGCTTCAGCAACAGGTTCTACTTGCCGCGCTTACCCTTCCCCGCCGCCCCGACGAGCCTGAAAAAGATTACGTAGACCGAATCATCAGCGACTCCAAAGAACAGGGTCGTTCTGCGGCGGATGCGGGAACAGACATCCATGCATCAATACAAGGCTTTTATGAAGGTGGACAAGTTACAAAGCACAAAGAACACGTTGACGGTTGCACCAAAGCAATTGAAAACGTCTTTGGTGAACACAAGTGGGTCTCAGAGCGCTCTTTCGCACATGAACTCGGTTTTGGCGGTAAGTGCGATTTATTTACGCCAGACGGAGACGGAATCGTTGTTGACGTCAAGACCAAAGAGTTTACCGACCCAGACAAAATTGGTGGATACGATGAGCATCTAATGCAACTCGCCGCCTATCGCGTTGGGCTTGGCGTTCCAAACGCTCGGTGCGCGAACGTCTTTGTCAGTCGCAACGTACTTGGCCTTGCAGTGGTCAAGGAGTGGTCACTCGACGAACTCAATGAGGGTTGGGAGATGTTCTGCCATCTTCTGGCCTTCTGGCAAATCAAAAACTCACACAAATAAGGATTGAAAATGTTGAGCGAAGAAACCATCAAGCAAATCTTCTTCCAGAGCGACCGACCCCGCAAAGACCCCCTCATTGCGGACGAGGTAGACATCACCCAGTTTGCTCACAACATTGAGCAATATGTGGCGGTGGAGTATGCTCGAAAGGAACACGCTCGTTGCGTCAAAATTGTCAAAGACATGAACCGCGTAGTGGGCGACGCCTTGGAAAACCAACGACCAAAATAGTCATGGACATCAGCCTCATCACTCACTTGGCAAAGCAATATGAAGAGGGCAGGCGCGACCCAGAGGCGACTATGGCCTTCGCCTGCCTTGAGGCATACCAGCAAGGGTTTGATGATGGCGTCCATCAAGCAGAAGAGCATTTTGCGCAGACTCAAATGCTCTTGATGTGTACTGCTGGCAACGCATAAAAAAAGCCCCCCTGATTAAAGGGGGGCAAAGAGGAGAGTGGCAACTACTCCTGAAATCTTTTACTTGGCTTCTTGCGGATTCTTTCGGAACAACTCTCTTCCAAAGTCATATCCATAGGAACCGATTGCGCCAAGCGCACCCAACTTGCGCGTGCCAGACAATGTCTTGTTCACTGGAGGCGCTAACATAGCCGCCGCAGAACTGGCTTGTATTGTTTTCAAAACGCCCTCGCTGGTATCTCCAGCCTTAAAGCGCTCTAGAGCCTCTTGCAGACTCATAACGCCACCAACGCCAGCTAACCCGCCCACCACTGTGCGACCAGTGGTCTTCCCAGCATTTAAGGCGGCACGACCAACGGGCGTTGTTGGTTCTGGCGCACGTTTCAGCTTGCGTTGAGCCAACTCTGCATCAACCTCAGCCTTCGTGACCGCCTTCTTTAAAGGGGTCACTGCTTTAATTTGTCCACTGATTTCATTGAGACGCTGACCAGTCATCCTGCGCTCTTCACGCAAACGCTCCAAGTCAGCCTCGTAAGCAAGACGCTGTTGCTCCAACTGCTGGGCCTGAGCCTGCTGTTGAAGGCGGGCCTGCTCGGCTCGTTGCTCCAACTCAGCTTGATTTGCTTGGTTCTGTTGCTCTATTTCGGCCCGACGCTCTGCCACCGTAGCGGGCGGCAATTGAAGTTGCACTCCGCCCTCGGTTGTTACCAAGTCAAAATCTCCAGCGCCAAGTTGTTTGATTTTTTCTATGTTGGCAAGGTCATCTCGAATTAAACGCATACCACCAGTTTTGCTTTCGCTTGTTTGGTCGGTGACCGCGTCTAAAACCGCTTCTGGCATCTGATGCTTTTGTCCTGCGGTCTTGATTGTCCAATTCCTTGCGGCAGAGTCTCCTTCAATTTTTGGGCCACTGGCGGGGCCAGTGCGCGTTAAATCAATTTGAGAAATCAATGAAGACGGCGCGGGCGTTTCAATCACTGGAGCGTTTCTGGGCAATCCCGCTAAACGCGCCTCAGCCAGCCTCTGCTCGTTCTTGATGCGCTCCATCTCGCTTTGGCTTTGGCGGTACTCATCTTCAAAGTTCGGCCTTGACATTGGAGGCTCATCATCGGGCCGAGGATAGGCGGGATCCAAGTTACGACGATCAAACTCCAGCTTGTCTTTCGCAGATTG